TTAGTGTCGTAATTAGTTTGTAAGAGTGTAGTATTATTTGTTAGTTATTATTAGTAGTAGAGTTCAACACATGATCTCTTAAGATCTTACATTATATAGTCTACTATTATTATTAGTATTGATAGTATTATTATAGTTAGTATTAGACGATCTTTTATATTCATAGTTATTATTTATTGTTTGTTAGTTATATATATTATCTTACATGCATCGTAGTTAGTTTGTAGCAAAAACATAAAAGCCTACACAATTATACACTGAAAAGGCAAAACATTATGCAATTATAAACTGAAAAAAGGGGGAACCCCAAAACAAAAACGTGAATTCTCTAGGAAAAACACAATTAAAATTTGATATTGCAACACTTTACTTCCCTATATCTTAAGTTACTTAAAAAACAGTGACATTAGCCCCTTAGATCCTATCCTATAAGAGGCTATTGTCCCACTTTTAACATATTAGCTATATGTAAAAACTAGTAATTCTATGTAATATACTATATTAAGACCTAAAATGGTCAAACACATTGAAAAAAGAAATATATGGCTATAATATACACGTATCCAATAAAAGCAACGCCAATACTAGCAGATACTGTTATTATAACAGACACTGAAAGTGAAGATCCAGAGAATAGAACTAAGCTAGCATCTATAGCATCGATAAAAAACACTATAAACGTAGTAGATTCGTTTAATTCTTTAAAAGGTGATGTTACTATTACTGGTGGAACTAATATTACTTTAAATCCCTCTAGTAATAATATAGAAATAAATAGTACTGGAACTACTTATACAGCTGGTAATGGTCTTGATTTAACAGGTACTGTATTTAGCACAGATTTAAAACCTAATGGTGGTTTAGTTATAGAGTTAACAGAGCTCGCGATAGATCTAGCAGCCTCTTCAATAACAGGAACTTTAAAACCAGTAGATGGTGGAACTGGAGCTTCAATATCCTCAACATCAGTACATAATATATTAGTAGGCGACGGAGGTAGTGCTTATGGAGAATCAAAAGATGTAGAAACAGGGATACAACTAGCTGTTGGAACAACAAATCGTAGACCAGGTGCAGGTGCTACTAACGTAGGCTTAATAAGATACAATTCTGAAACAACTAATTTTGAAGTATGTAAAGAAACTTCAGAGTCTAGTGGAGAATATTCCTGGTACACTATAAATGTAACTGGATAAAATATTAAATAACCGAATTAACTCATAAGTAGATAATAAATTAAAAAAATGGCTATAATATATACATACCCTTTAAAAACAACTTCTGCTAATAGAAATGATTTAATTTTAATATCAGACTCGGCAGATAAAAATAAAACTAAACAAATATCAGTAGCTAAATTACCAGGTGGTATTGATTTTGTTGGAGTTGGAGGAAATGGAACAGCTGGTAAAATACCTAAATGGAGCACACAGTATGATTTAACAGATAGCTCTATTTTTGAAGCTAGTGCAACAGGTGATATTGGTATTGGAACTACTAGTCCCGCAAGTAAGCTTCATGTGTATCAAAACAATAATAATACAACCCCAGCAGCTGGTATAACAGTTGAACAACAAGGTACTGGAGATGCGGTTGTTCAGTATTTATTAACAGGTTCTCAAAGATGGGTTACTGGTATAGATAACAGCCTTGGAAATAATTTTAGAATATCTAGCTCTGCTGATTTAGGCACAGATACTCAATTTTCTATTTCTACTGATGGTGAGGTAACTATTTTTAACAATTTGGATAGACCTGTAACTATTAAGGGCGAAGTTGTTATAAAAGGTTCAACAGGTGGTTGGGCAACTGGCTATAACTTTAAAGGTAACAGTAATACCCTTAAAGGAGGTTTTGGCGCTTTAGGAAACGCTGATTCTTTAAGTTATTTTTATATAGGCGATGCTTACAATGATGTTACAATGGTTGTACAGCCAAATGCTGGCAACGTTGGTATTGGAACAACTGCTCCTGCTGCTAAATTAGACATATTAGATACTGCTGCTCAATCTTCAATACGTGTTACAAACAATAGCTACAACAACTATTTGATACAAAAAAGACGTACTGATGACACTCAAATATTTGGTATTAAAGAATTTGGAAGCAATGGTGGATTAGCTTTAGTTACTGGAAATACTGAAAGATTAAATATAAATAACTTAGGTAATGTTGGTATTGGAACATCAAATCCAACTGGTCAGTTAGAAGTATTTAATGGAACTTTAAATAATCAATTATTTATAACTTGTCCAGATACAAGCCAGGCAGGGATTAATTTTGGAGGAGTTACTTCAAAATCAAAAGGTAAAATAAGTTATTCTGACAATTCAGATTTAATGATGTTCCACGTTAACTCAAGCGAGAGAATGCGTATAACCTCTACTGGCAATGTTGGTATTGGAACAACTGCTCCATTAGAAAAATTAGATGTTGCTGGTAAAATAAAATCAACAGTAGGATTCGTAGGCGTTGCAAGTTCTGGTTTATCTTATATGGAGCTAGGCGGTCCAGGTGGTGCTTATATAGATTTAAAGGCTCCATCTACAGATGATTACGATTTAAGAATACTATCTACTGGTTCAGGTGGATCGTTTTTGACTGCGGGAGGTGGAACTGTAATGACTTTAAATAATAGTGGTAATGTAGGTATTGGAACTACAGCTCCTAGTACTAAACTTACTGTAGGAGTTATTGCAAATGAAACTAGTATAGCGTGTGCTTCAACTGGTTTTGATAGTCTTAGATTAGGAACGTTGACATTTCCAGTTGCTGCTGGATATTATAGAGTAGCAGAATACGCAACTGCTGGAGCTAGAGGTGGTGCTCGTATAGACCTGTGTGTTGTTGGAGGCGCATTTGCGCCAGTTACATTCTCTATTGATTATTTTAAATCTTTTACTCAAGTAGCATCGGGAGAGCATACCTTAAAACTAGAACAATATGGTGGTCAAGCTCTTATAACTAAGGCTAGAATCGCAGTTAGTGGTAGTAGTACTTTTGTTGAAGTTTATAAAATAGCCACGGGAGTAGTAATGCCTGCTCAAGTTCACTTTAACAGACTTATTGGAGAAAGTGGAGGTTCTCTTCCTATATTTGGAACTGCAGCTTCAGGCTCTGCTTCAACACCTGTTTTAAAAGAAGTAGAATTTGCTCCAAAAGGAACTTCTGTAGAAGCACTAAATGTACAAGGCAATACCATTACCAAAATAAATTTTAAAAACTTACCTACAGCGGCTGCTGGTTTAGCTTCTGGAGATATTTATAATGATGGAGGAACTTTAAAAATAGTTCCATAAAAATATTAAATAACCGAATTATCAAGTGATAATATAAATAACCAACGTTTAACTAAAACCAAATACAATGACGTTTTTATATACCCGCACCAATACGTGGTCTAGTGCACCACAACCAACAGAAGATACCATTAAGTACTGGAAACATATTTCACAGAAGAAAAACTGGAGAATAGTTCAATTGCCTAATGGGTTTTTACAAACCGAATATAGAGACATTAATGATCCTGAAACATGGATAGATGTCACCAGAAGAGAAACAATAGCTGGAGCAGAACAAGCAATAGATGCATCTGTTGAACATTATATTAATAAGTTAGAGTTTACCAAAGGACCGAAAGTAATTAAAACCTTCGAGTAATATTCAAAATCAATTATATCAAATTAAATTAAATGCAAGAAATAAAGTTAGTTAAAAATCTGGCTTTTGGTGATGGTGCCAGAAGTCAGATATTAGCTGGGGTTGAGAAACTTACTAATGCAGTAGGGTCAACCTTAGGAGCAAGTGGTAAATGTGTTATATTAGAAGATGCTAATGGAATGCCACAAATAACAAAAGATGGAGTAACAGTAGCTAATGCTATTACGTTGCAAGATTCTTTAGAAAATATTGGAGCTACGTTAATAAAGCAAGCAGCACAAAGAACAGTCTCAGACGCAGGTGACGGTACTACAACTGCTACAGTATTAGCAAAAGCTATTTTAGATGAAGCTTATAAACACAGTGAATTAGATACTTCAAGAGAATTAAAAGAAGGTATTGACTCAGGTGTTAAAAAAGTATTAGCTTATTTAGAAAAGACATCAAAGAAAGTAAAAGGTAAAAAAATCGAACAAGTAGCTACAATATCAGCTAACAATGACAAAGAGCTTGGGAAGGTTATAGGAGAAGCGTTTAGATTAGTAGACGAAACAGGTATTGTTATGATGGAAACAAATGAACAACCTGAAACAGTAGTTGAGTTAATAGAAGGCGTGCAATATGATCAGCCCTTGAAAAACAACCACTTTATTACCAACAAGGAAAAGGGCACGGCTGAACTTGAAAATCCGTTGGTTCTAATCGTAGAATCAGTTATACCCAACGTGCGGAAGATTCAGTCAGTTCTTGAATATATAATAAAGACAGGTAAAAGCTTACTTATTATCGCAGATGTAGACCCACAAGTAGTTTCAGCACTTTCAATGAATAAAGTAAAAGGAAACATAAAAGTCAACATCATAGATGCACCAGTTTACGGCATTAGTAAAAAGGATACCCTAAATGACTTATGCGCAGTTACTGGTGCTACACTTATTAATGAAGATCTAGGCGATGATATGGATATTATAGATCCAGAACATTTAGGATCTTGTTTAAAAGTTGTTACTAATCATGAAGAAACAATCATGCAAGTTGATTTATCTAGTAACGAAGATGTTAAAGACATTATTAAATTACTTGAAGATCAGATTAAAGAAACTAAAAACCCTAATATAATAATTAGACTAGAAAAAAGATTAGCTAAATTAAAAGCTAAAGTTGCTACAGTTAAAGTTGGGGCTAATTCAGAGTTGGAATTAAAAGAAAAAAGAGATAGAGTAGAAGATGCTATTTGTGCTACAAAAGCTGCGATCAAAGAAGGTATAGTGCCAGGAGGCGGTATAGCTTTACTTAATGCTGCACAGCAATTAAAATCAACATCAATAGGTGAAGAAGTACTTTATTGTGCTATTCAAGAGCCTTATAAATTGATACTTAAAAATGCTGGCGTTGAAAGTTATCAAGCCTCAGAAGTAGAAGGTATGGGATTGGATGTGGTTACAGGAAATACGGTTGATATGGTAAAAGCCGGAATTATAGATCCTTTGCTAGTTACTAAAAGTGCATTAATGAACGCAGCATCAGTAGCCACAACAATATTATCTACTGATTGTGTTATAAATAACATTAGAGCATGAAAGCAGTGGGGAAATTTATAGTTATAGACCCAGTCAAGGAAACTGATGTAACTACAAAAGGTGGTTTAATCTTAGCTGAGAAGCAAAGAGAAGATGTTAGATATAGAAGAGCTAAGGTTATAGAACCTGGCTCTGATGTATCTGTACTAAAAAAAGGTGATGAAATCTATTATGATAAATCATCTGGATTTAAAATAGAAATAAATAAAGAAGAATATAAAGTTATTAAAGAGTTTGATGTAGTTATTATACTTTAAAAAAAATAAAATGAGAAAAGATTTAATGGGAATGGCTAAAATGATGGGTAAAATGTCAATGGCTAAAAAAGAAGGTAAACTTCCAACTTACGAAGCGTCTTATACTGCTGCAGTTGCAGATAAGTGGAAAGATAAAGGAGGTAAAGCTGCTTACATAAAAGCTGCTAAAGCCTATAATCAAAAGAAATATGGAACTACTAATCCAAGTGCTGATTCTAGTAAGGATAAAATTACTAGAGCTGAATTAGCTTCTAGAAAATCTGCTGCTGATACTAAAACCAAAGCAGACGCTGCTGCTACTGCTGCTGCTAAAGCTGCTGCTGCTACTAAAGCTGCTAAAGCTGCCAAAGCTACTAAAGCTGCTAAAGCAGATTTAGATTCTAGAACCACTACTAAGAAAAAAAATAGAAAAGAAAAAAAAGAGGTAGTTTCTAAAGATGGCGAGACAAAAACAATTACTAAAACTAAACTCAAAAGAGACGGGACGGTTAAAAGAACAAAAATTAAAGTTAAAAAAGCTTGAGATTACACTCATCAGATTTAAAAGAGTTAAATTTACTTAAACATTATAGAATTATACGCAAATGGGCTTGTAAAACTAATAAATTAAATGATGCAGATTTAGAACTATTAATATATCTAGATGCTATAGATATGTTTACTAAAGATGATTTTAAAAAAGGTACGTACTCATTCAGCTGGGATAACAGGCGCTGGAACAGATTATTGAAACAAGGGTGGATTACAGTGTGGCGGAAAAGAAACCACACCACTCAAAAATATCATATATATAAAGTTTCCTATAAGTGCAAACAGCTGATAAGTCGCATGTACCGTATAATGTTAGGCGAAGAAGACATGCCAACAACTAAATTAGAAAAAAGTAATAGATATAGTTTTAAAGTAATAACTAAGTCTATAGATTATGTTAATCAAGATAAAACAAGATAATGGAATTAATGAATGAAGAAGATCCTCTAATGCTTCAACAGAATGCAGATGAAGCAGCGGTTAAAGCAAACAGAGCTGGAGTACCAAATAGAACACTATCTGCTGGTTCAACTATACAAGACCTAGGAAAGCAACCAATTACTCAACAGCAAGACTTTAATAAGTTTAACAGCATGGCTATGAATTTAGGTTTTATAAAAGCTAAGACATTAGAAAAAGATCCTAATGCTACAACTATGAAAGTTGGAGATAAAACAATGCCAATTAAAAAATAAAAATATTAAGATATGCCAAGTTACGGAGAAAAACAAAAGCCAGCTGGAGTTATGCTAGACTGTAATAACAAAGCTAGAAACAAAATAGTAGGTGAAAGAAAAATGGTTTCTAATAACACGACTATTAAGACTACCTTAAAAATAGATAACTGTGAATACAAAGGAAACGCAGTTTTGAACGCAAATAGATAATGGATATGGAAGATGTGAAGCTATATTTATTAAATGCTTCTTCATTTGCTTTAGCCACATTAAACTGGGTAGAGCCAATGTTAGAAATACTATTGCTTAGTTTAACAATAGGTTACACTGTACACAAATGGACATTATTACATAAAAAAAAGAAATAAATGGCAACAACTTACAAATGGTCAATTAACCAAATGAATGCGCATATCGAGGCCGAAGGCAAAGATAATGTTATATATACAGTGCATTGGATATACTCAGGATCAAAAGATGCTAGTGGAAAAACTTATCAATCAAGTCAAGTAGGTTCTGAAAGCTTTACTTATGTAGCTGGAGAATCTTTTGTACCTTATGCTAATACTAAAGCTTTTGAAGATGTGGTTATTGGGTGGTTAGAAAGCGCTTTAGACATGGTATCTATTAAAGCTAATATAGATGCAGGTATACAAAAACAAATAATACCAGTAAATGAAGATTTATATTTTACTTGGCAAAATCCAGTTTAATCATGAGAATAGTTAAAGAAGTCATTATACATTGCTCCGCAACTAGAGAAGGACAACAAATCTCAGTTGATACTATTAGAGACTGGCATTTAGCTAAGGGCTGGAATGATATAGGTTATCATTTTTATATTGATTTAGACGGAACAATACACAAAGGTCGTGATATTGACAAAATGGGTGCTCATTGTAAAGGTCACAATCGTAATTCAATAGGTGTTTGTTATTGCGGAGGCGTTGAAGCTGACGGAAAGACACCAAAGGATACAAGAACACAAGAACAGAAAGAAAGTCTCTTACATGTGCTTAAAACATTAAAAGCCATGTACCCAGAGTCAATGATTTATTCACATAATGAGTTTGCTAATAAAGCATGCCCATCTTTTGATGCAACAGGAGAGTATGAAGATATCTGAAAACACAGAATTTAAAATTGATATAAAAACAGTAATAGGTATAATAATGTTAACAACAACTTTTGTTGGTATGTACTACTCTTTACAAGATGATATAGCAGAGGCTAGAAACTTACCACCAGTAGAAGTTAAAAGATTAGAATACGATCTTAAAGAAGAGTGGAATCATATTAATATAACTGAATTAAAAGAAAAGGTTAGTATGATTGAAGAAATGAATAGTATATTATCTGAAGAAATAAAAGTATTATCTACGCTAGTGAAAGATGGTACAAAAACAGATGGTAAACTAGATGAGTTAGCTAAACAGCTTAGGGATTTAAAATCTAAAAAACGTAAATAATGAAAGATAAAGAAGAATATAAGGTACATATGATGTACAAAGATTGTAAAGAAGTTGAAGTTAAAACGATGAAAGAACATTTAAAGCTAAAGAAAAAAGGTTACAACCATAAGAAATCAAAAGACTGTAAAAAATAATGAAGAATAAAAATGGATCACCAGCATTAAGAAAATTATCAGCATCTTGTAAAGCTGCAGCTAAAAGAAAATTTGATGTATATCCATCAGCATATGCTAATATGTGGGCTTCTAAACAACAGGGTAAAGGCAAGTGTTAAATGAAATCACCATTTACAAAAGTTAAAAAAACAAAAGCCAAAGGCGGTGGAACTAAAAAAGTTTGTTTACCTTATGCTAAGATAAAAAGCATGAGTAAGTCAGAAAGACTAGCTGTTATAAGTGCTAAAAGAAAAGCTGGCGCTGCTGGGAAGTATAAAAGATCTAGTAAAAGCAATGTTACTGGAACTAGTAGTGGTGGTAGTTTAAAAACTTGGGTTAAGCAAGATTGGAGACAAGTTGCTAATCCTAGTTTAAAATGTGGTGAGTCACCAAAAAAGAAAAAGTAATGGCTACTAAAAAATCTAAAAAGAAAACAGCTTGCTGGCCTGGGTATAAAAAAGAAGGCATGAAGAAGAAAGGTAATCGAATGGTTAATAACTGTGTACCCATAAAAAATAAAAAATGACAGATGCTAGCTATGAAAAGTCTAATCGCAAAATGCGGTCTGATTATAAAAAAGAAACAGGTAAAACTTTAGGCTCTAGGCAAACTAGTGGTAAAGGAAAACGTAGAGTTTCGTTTGCGTGTAGGTTTGCGGGTATGAAAGGTCCTATGAAAAAACCTAATGGTGAACCAACTAAAAAAGCTATAGCTTTGAAGAAATGGGGTTTTGGAAGTGTTGGAGCAGCTAGAAAATTTTGTAATTCAAATAAAGAAAAATGAAATCAAAAGGATTTGGAGATACTATAGCTAAATTTACAGAAGCTACAGGTATAAAAAAAATGGCAGATATGATTCCTGGTGGATGTGGCTGCAAAAATAGACAAAACATATTAAACAATTACTTTCCATATAAAAACAAATAAAATGGGTTATAAAAACGACGCACAAAGAAAAGCTGTTCACGCATCTAAAGCTGAACAAAAATCTGCCGCAACAAAAAAAGATTTTCCAGAAATAAAAGAAAAAAATGAAGGTAAATTTACTTCTTGGGTAGAAAAAAATATGCCTGGTAAATCTACTTGTGCTGCCGCTAGTAAAGTAATGAGAAATACTAAAAAGTATAAGCCAGCTGTTGTTAAGATGGCTAATTATGCTAATAATTTTGGTTGCAAGAAAAAATAATGGCGTTTAAATTAAAAGCACCTTATGAAACTACTATAACGCCTGTGTACCATATTGACGAAGAAGATGGTGTTTTAGGTAGAGCTAATAATAATGGAACTATTGTAATTAACAATAAAATAAAAGATCCTAAGCAAATAGAAGAAGTTATTAGCCACGAAGAAGTTCATGTAGATCAGTTTGATAAATTTAGAAAATCAAATGGTAAAACAGGTTTAGATTATAATGATAAATATGTTATGTGGAACGGTAAAAAATACCCACGTAAAAATGGTAAAATAAAATACAATGGTAAGTTTATTTCTGAAGGATCAAAAACATTTCCTTGGGAAAAAGAAGCATATAAAAAAGAAAAAAAATGAAAAAACCAATGATGAAAAAAGGTATGGCTTATAAGAAGAGTATGACTTATATGAAAAATAATCAAGATGGTGGGGGAAATCAGCCTGCTGCTGGAAAACAATTAATGGAAAATCAATCTGTAGCTGCTAAATACGGATCGCCGATGTATAAAAGTGATAGAAGAAAAGCTCAAGATGATGCTAGAAATGCAGAGGCTGATGGAAATACTTCTGCCGGTAGATATGAAGCTAAAGAAGCTGTTAAAGAAGCTGCTACTATGAAAAAAGGCACTCCAATGCATAAGTATGGAGCAATGAAGGGTGATCAATCAGCAACTAGAACTGATTATTCAATGGATAAAGGTGGAACTGATAAAGGTTACAAAGGTAAAACTGGATCTTCTAAGGGTGATCAATCATCTTCAAGACCTGACTATATTCAAAGAGCTACTCGAAACAGTAAATAATGACTAAAAAATTTAAAGAAACTAAAATAGGGGCTTTTTTAAAAGCAAAAGCTCCTAAAGTTTTAGCTGCTTTAGGTGATGTATTACCTGACAAAGGAACATTAGGTTTAGTAAAAAATCTTATATCGAGTGATACTAAGATTAAGGCAGTTGATAAAGAAACTGCAATGAAGTTAATAGAACAAGATCTTATAGAGATGGAAAACGTTTCTAAACGTTGGTCTAGCGATATGAAAAGCGATTCTTGGCTTTCTAAGAACACTCGTCCGCTTACTCTTATATATCTAACTCTAGCTTCAACAACATTAATGATATTAGATTCATTCCATAATGTTCTATTTAGTGTAGATACTGCTTGGGTTGAACTACTCAAAACTTTACTAATTACAGTATATGTAGCTTACTTCGGTAGTCGAGGAGCTGAAAAAATTACAAAAATAAATAAATAAAAAAAAATGAACGGAGTACAAGGAAATCAAGCCGCTCAAGTGAGAATGTTTGCTCATGATGCAATACCAGTAGCTATAGGCGCAATAAATCCAGATTCTGGTATAACTCTAGATTCAGGAGGTTACGCTTACAATATTGGAGATACTATAGTTTTAAATACAGGAACTGGTACTAGTCCAGTCGCTGCTCAATTAAAAGTAACAACTATTGGTAAACAAGATATTATAAATGTTCAAGCTCAGACCGGTAATCAATTTTATTTAAATGGTAGACAGTTAGGAAGTGATAAATTGGAATTAATAAGAGGTAGAACTTACACTCTTTATCAAAAAGCTACCTCAAACGATACTCACATTTTAGCTTTTAGCTCAACAGATCCTTCTGGTACGGCTACAGGATATACAGACGGTGTAGTAGCTACTGGAACAGCCGGTACAAATAGAGTAATAAAATTTACAGTAGCATCTAATGCTCCTAATAGCTTATGGTATTATTGTACTGCTCATGCAAATATGCAAGGAGAAATTGAAATTAAAGATAGTGGAGATGATTTTTTTAATACTTATCCAAATAACAATGCTGTTAAAAGCTTTGATGTAATAAGATTAACAACAGCTAAACCTTTCGGCAAAGGTTACGTCATTGGAAATAAAGTTCAACCAGCTGTAGAAACTTATTTAAAGACTGATCCATCTGCTTTTATAGGTGAAGTAGCTAACATAGATTTAGCAAGTACCAATGAAAGAGGAGCTTGTATTTATATAGGAAGTAAAATGGCTACACTTACTGTTAAAATGGAAAGTAATAAATCAGTAACGTTTAAAAACATATCAGCTGGTTCTTTCATGCCTGTTTTAATAAAAGAAATAACAACCGCAACTTTAGATGGTGGAACTGCAGCAGGAGATAATGATGTAATAGCTCTATATTAAAACATGATAATTGGAATAGGGTGTACAATACCTGAAATAGTTAATTTACCTGGGCAATCTGGAGAAGCAGAAGTAGCTTTAGATTATTCATTAGCTAGCGTTTGCAATGGTGAGAATGCGTTTTCACCTAGTCAAGCTACGCCATCAGGTGGTGTTTTTGCTGCTACACCATCAGGATTAAATATAAACTCGTCTACTGGTGAAGTAACACCTGTAGGATCTACGCCTCAAGCTTATAGTATAACTTATACTGTTAGTGGCGTTACATCTACATTTGATTTAACTATAAAACCTTTAGATGATGCTTCTTTCTCTTATTCAGCAAGTAGCTTTCCTAAGGGCGGCTCAAACCCAATACCTACTATAACTGGTTTAGCTGGTGGAACTTTTAGCTCTACTAGTGGTTTAGCGTTTGTAAGCACCTCTACTGGTGAAATTAATTTAAGTGCATCTACAGTAGGTAGCTATACAGTTACTTACAATACATTAAGTGGCTCGAGTGTTTGCCCAAATACATCTAATGTATCTTTAGCAGTAGGTGCTGGTGCTTTAGCTAAAATAGACAATGTTTATTCAATGGTATTTGATGGGACTGATGATTATGTAGATTTAGGAGATTTTACAAGTGCATTAGGTGATACAAGTAAATTTTCAACTAGTTTGTGGTGTAATTGGCAAAGTGGTTCTAACCCCAATAAAAATGGAATGTTAAATTTTGCTCCAACATTTGCAGGTGGTGGTAATACTAAATTTGATGTGAGATTTGAAAATGCTTCTTCAATTAAAATTACCATAAATAATTCGCCAACTAGAACTTTCTCAATCACGCCTAGTATTAGTAGTGATTGGATGCACATTGCATTTACTTATGATGGGACTTTGAGTAGCGGGAGTGCTGATTTTGATGGTGTAAAATTATATATAAACGGAGTAGATACTACTGGCACAACTGCTGTAAATGCATTACCAGCAACTATAAATTTTGCTAATAGGTTTGGATTTTTAGGTTTTGCTCAAAACTTTAATGAAGGCAGATTATGGGATGGCTCAATAGATGAAGTAGGAATATTTAAAGCCACTTTAACAGGAGCAGAAGTATTAAGAATTTACAACGCAACAGAAACAGGCAAAACAGCAGATTTAAGTCAATTAACAACACCACCTATTGCGTGGTATAGAATGGGAGATTAATTATGAGTACAGAATTTTTTAACGACCAATGGCGTATACCAAGTAACGAAAATCAGAATAAGATTTCTAACTATTCTATGGAGTTTGATGGAACAAATGATAAAATAGAATTTGGAAATATTAATAGTTTTGAAATAACAGATTCATTTAGTGGTTCTTGCTGGGTAAATTTAGATACTCTTGGAGCAACTTACTTTATTACAAAACAATTAAACGGATCTCCTTATACTGGTTATATATTTTATATAGGAGCTAGTAATAAACTTCAACTTTATTTTGATGGAACAGGGGGAAATATTTTAGTTGTTTCTAATGAAACATTAAGTGTTAATACTTGGTATAATTTAGCTTTTACTTATGATGGCAGTAATAATGGAAACGGTGTTAAAATGTATATCAACGGAACCCAAACAACCAATACTGTTACAAACACAGGAACTATAACAACTATATTAAACGCAGCTCCTTTTCAAGTATCTGGAAGAGGTGGAGCAGCTGGAAGCACGAATGTTGACGGAAGAGTAGACCAAGTATCTATTTTTGATTATGAACTTTCACAAGACCAAGTAACTCGACTTGGAGCAGCAGAGGGTTATGCTTTTAATTTTAATGGTACTAATGACTCTATACAAATTCCTACAAATTCTAATTTAGAAATAACTGGGAATATGACTATTTCAGCTTGGATAAAACCCGATTCCAGCACCACAGTTAGCACTAAAATAATAAACAAAAGAGATAGTGGCGGAACTAATTACGATTTTTTTATTGATACTGGTGGTGTTAAATTAAAATTTTACGATGGAACAAGTAATACCGCAAGTACCATTAATATAACTCCTGATGTTTGGAATCACGTAGCAATTACAATACTTAGCGGAGTAACTAATGGAAGTATTTTTTATGTAAATGGCATTGGACAAACTTCAAATTTACCAACTTTTACTATAACATCTAATGATGCTCCATTGACTATAGGTAAATCAGGCCAAGCTCCCACCGCTTTTTTTGACGGTGAAATTTCAAACGTATCTATATTTAATTCTAGTTTAAGTGCGTCTAACATAATTACTCTTTATAATAATGGAAGCCCAGCAGCAGATATATCTTCTTTAAGTCCTGTAGGTTGGTGGAAATTAGATGATACAGCTACTTTTAACTCTGGAACAAGTGTTTGGAGTATTCCAGATGACAGCTCTAATTCAAGTACTGGAACTTCTGTCGGTATGAATGCATCTAACTTAGTTCTAAGTAATATAAATGGAGAGCTCGTAGGAAACCCAATGGCATTATCGCCTAAACCTATAACTTACTATCAACTAGGCGATCAATCAGTTTCTACAGGAGCAACTGAAGATTATCTAGTTCCAAATAATAGTTTGCAAGATTATGTTTTTAATTTTTCTAATGATGAAATAAATTGTGGAAATAGCAGCAGTTTTACTTTTGGCAATGGAACAACTGATTCACCTTTTAGTGTTTCATTTTGGATAAATCCTAATTCAATTAGTACAGGAACAACTGGGTTTTTTCAAAAAGGCAATGATGCTAATATTGAATATGGTATATTATTTTATTTAAACAAAATAAGGTTTAGACTTAAAGGTTACGACGAGGAAAATGGATTTCAAGTATCAATAGATGAAGCAGCAGAAACCACTGCGTTAGTTGCTGGTTCTTGGAATCATGTAGTAGTAACATATGATGGAACTGGCGGTTCTGATGCTGCTACTGGGATGGAAATTTATATTAACAAAAATTTAATAGCTGTTACTAGAGATGAGAATGAGAACTACGTAGCGATGAGTAACAAAGGGAGTGATTTATTTATTGCAAGTAGAGGGGGTACAGGTTACGTAGCAGGAAAATTTTCAAATTTTGCGGTATTTAATACTGAATTAAACCAAACTAAAGTAACTAATCTTTATAACAACGGAAGTCCATCAACAGATATATCTTCATTAAATCCTACAGCTTGGTATAAACTAAACGCAGAGGATGTTTTTGTATATCCAAATTGGATTATTATAGATTCAGCTGGAAGTAATAATGGCGCAAGCGTTGGAATGAGTTCAGCTAACTTAGTTCAATCTAATTTACAATTAGGTGCCGGGTATTCGCCTTACGCACTTCAACTAGACGGAACTTCAAATTATTTTAATTGTGGTAGTGGACTAGGAAATTCACTTGGAAATGCTGTAACAAATTTTACTTTATCTGGATGGTATGCAGTTGATGGATTTACTGCTAACAACGAGGGTTTATTTGGACTTAGTGATGCTTCTGGTAATAATAAATTTTCACTTGTTCAAGTAAACTATGGCACTAGAACTGTTTTTTTTAATAATAGTACGATGCAAAGAACTTTTAATTATGATTCTAGAAATCAATGGGCAAACTTTGTAATAGTAGTTAGTGGTGATGGAAGTTCTCCTTTAACAATTAAATATTACCATGATGGAACAGAATTAAGTCTAGTTTCATTTTCCGGAACATTACCTAATTCAATAGATTTTTCTGGAAATAATGCTTACATAGGAAACGCATATCCATTAACTAAATATTTTGCTGGTGATGTTTCAAACTTTAGCTTTTTTAATTTTAGTTTAACAAGCGCGCAAGTAACAGAGCTTAACAACAATCAAAGAACTGCTAATCTGAATAATTTATCATTTGCAAAACCATTATCCTGGTGGGAATTAGGTTCTAATAGTTCGTTTAATTCTGGGGTTTGGACAGCTTTAAATGAAGGAACATCAACAGGTGGTAATGCTGTAAGTACAGCAAATATGGCAAATAATGACATTGTGAATGGTGTTGGATATACTGGTAATGGTTTAGGAACAAGCACAATAGATATTGTAGGTGATGCTCCTTACAGTTCAGCAAATGCATTATCTGAGAATATGGATGTATTAGATAGAACAACAGATGTACCTAGTTAAAATATTAAAATAAAAAAAATGAATAATAAAAGTTATATAGTAATTGAGCTAAGTAATACAAACTTAGTTTTATTCTCACAAGTTGATCAACAAAGTGCACAGTCAATGAGAAGAAATTTAGCAAATACTCAAGGGTTATTAAGTTATAGAGTAACTCCAAGTTTTATTACAGATGGTAGTTTACCAATAGTAGGTGATGTAATGAACCAAAACGAAGCTTTAACTTTAATGGCAACATCAGCTTGGTCAACTCCAGACCCTGAATAGTAAAAAATTACTTATACAAGTAAATATATAAGTAACAGATAAATAAACAATTAAATCAAATCGAATGAAAATTAAAGAAGAAGAATTACTATTAATTCAAGAACAACAAAAACAACTTAATGAGTTAATAAGTAATATAGGCGTGTTAGAAACTCAAAAGCACGGCTTATTGCATGAAATTGCTGGTATTAATAAAGAAGTAGAAGATTATAAAGAAATTCTTGAAAAAGAATATGGCCTAGTAAATATTAGCTTAGAAGATGGTACTTATACTGAGATAGAAAAAGAAAATGTCGAAAGTAATAAGAAAGATTAGTATAGGGTCTGATTACAAAAACGAAGCTATGCACTATGCTACTGGGCAAGAAGTCTATGGCAAGCACGTTATTAGTGATATTCTTTTTGAAGCTGAAGACCAATCGTATAATATATACATAACTAAAAATGACGAAGTATTGCCTTGGAAAAAGTTTAACTCTAATATGGCAGTTTCTGTAGAATACGATCTTAAATATTAATGAATAGCTTATATAGCTTTATCGTAAAACCTTTAAAAGAAAGATACGATAATATAAAAACAATAAGTGGTAAAAAACTTATTATTAACGCAGGTATTGAAGATCATAAATTTATTAGTAAGAAAGCGGTTGTAGTTTCTACTCCAGCTGCTTTCAAAACTAAAATAAATATAGAAGATGAAGTTTATATTCATCATAATATATTTAGAAGATGGTATGATCAAAAAGGTAAAGAACGAAATAGTTCAACTTATTTTAGAGATAATCTTTATTTTGTTTCACCTGAACAGATTTATATGTATAATTTAAAATCACATTTAAATTACTGTTTTATAAAGCCAATAAAAAACCAAAGCTTCTTGCATAATAGAAAAGAACAACCTAATGTTGGTATAGTGAAATATACTAATAATACCCTAGAAGCACTAGGAATCACACCTGGAACACTTATTACGTTTACCCCAAACTCTGAATTTGAGTTTATAATAGATGGTGAGCGACTTTATTGTATGAAATCAAATGATATAGCTTTAACCCATGAATATAAAGGAAACGAAACTGAAAATAATCCAAGCTGGGCAAAAAGCAGTTGAGGAACTTATTAAAGTAGCACAAGAAAAGATTGTTGACTCAGGAGATGATATCTCAGCTGATAGATTAAAAAATGCTGCTGCAACTAAAAAATTAGCTATATTCGACGCTTTTGAAATACTAACAAGAATACAATTAGAAGAAGATATACTAAACGAAAAACCTAAAGAAATTAAAGTAGAAAAAACATTTAAAGGTTTTGCAGAGGGGAGAAGCAAGTAATGTACGAGCAAACTCTTTGGAAAGAGGTTAAAAATTTAATTAACCCTAAAATATTAAAGAAACATAATCGTTTAAAAAAATGGGAGTATGGTTATAACTCTGATTATGATTTTATAGTAATAAGTAAAACTGGACAAATTGGACAAATCATTGAAATACAAGATCTCAGGATTGCTTTACCAGCAACAAATAAACCGTTTAAACGAAGCGAAATTAAAACGGATCAAAGATGGGGAAAAGCAGAATATCCAAAAGAATTAAGTAGAATTAAAAGTAGGTTTGACTGGGAAGAATATCCAACTGAGTTTAAAGAAAAATGGTATGACTATATTGATGAAGAATTTAAAAGAAGAGAACAAGGTTATTGGTTCTATAATAACAACACTACTACTTATATCACTGGTACTCACTACATGTACTTACAATGGTCAAAGATTGACGTTGGAGCACCAGATTTTAGAGAAGCAAATAGATTATTCTTTATATTTTGGGAAGCATGTAAAGCAGATACGAGGTGTTACGGAATGTGCTACCTTAAAAACAGACGATCTGGATTTTCATTTATGTCATCAGCAGAGCTTGTTAACCAAGCCACAATATCCAGTGATTCAAGATTCGGTATATTATCTAAATCTGGATCAGATGCTAAAAAAATGTTTACAGATAAAGTTGTGCCAATATCCGTTAACTATCCGTTTTTCTTCAAGCCGATCCAAGACGGTATGGATCGTCCTAAGACAGAACTGGCGTATAGGGTTCCGGCTTCAAAACTTACTAGAAGAAAGCTTGAAAGTAATGAGCAACTAAGAGAACTTGATGGACTCGATACAACAATTGACTGGAAAAATACCGGTGACAACTCTTACGATGGTGAGAAATTAAAATTATTAGCACACGACGAAAGCGGAAAATGGGAAAGACCGGACAACATACTAAACAACTGGCGAGTTACAAAAACAACA